CCCGGACCGCGTGACTCCATACGATTTCGAGAGGGCGATGAAGATAATCACCGCGGAAGCGAACCACAACCCAGCAGATACCAAGGATGCATATAATGACTGAAAAAATTCGAGCCGTGGACCTCCAGGGTGTCATCACCAAGGAGGAGCTTAAGGAGCTAATTGCCGAGGCCATTCAAGACCATGCATGTGTTTTAAATTCTGAAACCGTGGCGGTGCTCAACGACCCAGACAACAGGGAGGTCATCCGAACCATCGCCAAGGGACTCACCCCGAACTCTGCCGCAATGCTGGCCCGGGTCGGTCGAATGATTGATCAGGTTGAGTTCAGCCTGGGGACGCTGCTGCTTAGGTCCATGGTGTTCGGCACCATCGCATTTGTAATCTGGCTGGCCTTCGAGAAGTCCGGCTTTCACCTGGAGCACCAGTAGTGGACCATCACCTCACAAAGCCTCTAGACTTCGCCGAGCAGCTCTACGTCCTCGAGTACATCGAGTGCCGCAGCTACAAGGTAGCCGGAGAACGCACAGGGATGCCCCAGAAGGACTGGCACCTGCTGACCAAGCGTAAGGCCTTCAGCGACGAGGTGGAACGCCTCACGTCCACCGTCCTGGGCCGTGCCGAGGTCACTGCGCAGCGCATCGTTGATGAGCTCGCGTCGATTGCCTTTGATGATGAGCGCAACCACATCGACAAGATGGGCAACCTGAAGCTCGGCGACAAGATCCGTGCACTCGAGCTGCTGGGCAAGTGGTCGCAGATCAAACTATTTACTGAGGTCGTCGAGACCAACGCCACCGATGACGTGGCCCGGGTCAAGACCGTGGACCTCGAAGAGCGTATCAAATTGATGGAGACGAGCCGAGATGCATCCCTTATCGAACCTGAGTAGAATCCAGGCCAATTCAATTTACCGGGCGATCCTGGGCGACAACGATACCGACGCCCAGGCGAAACTGTGTAAAGAGGATCTGTTCTTTCTGCTGACCGTGGCGTTCAAACGCCGGGACGTGGATTGCGATTGGCTGTACGCCCGCTGCCGGGAGATCGAGGCTGAGCCGGATGGCATGCTGGACCTCTGGGCCCGGGAGCATTACAAGTCCACGCTGATCACCTTTGGGCTGAGCATCCAGGACATCCTCAACGACCCCAACGTCACGATCGGGATATTCTCCCACACCAAGCCAATCGCCAAGGCGTTCATGGCTCAGATCAAGTTGGAGCTCGAGAGCAACGAATACCTTCAGATGCTTTTCCCGGACATCCTGTACATCTCACCGAAGAAGGATTCTCCCAAGTGGTCCATGGAAGCTGGCATCGTGGTGAAGCGGACGACCAACGACAAGGAGCCGACGGTCTCTGCGTTCGGCCTGGTGGATGGACAACCAACTTCGAAGCACTTTAAACTCCTGGTGTATGATGACGTGGTGACCCTGGAGTCGGTGAGCACCCCGGACCAGATTGAGAAGACGACCGCGTGCTGGGCGATGAGCCTGAACCTGGGAGCGCACGGCGGGAAGCAACGCTACATCGGGACGAGGTACCACTTTAACGACACCTGGCGTGAGATCATTCAGCGCGGGGCTGCGACTCCACGGATTCACAAGGCCACGGCGGATGGCAAGGTACTTGGAAAGCCCGTGTTCCTCACCCGTCAATCCCTGGCCGCTAAGCGCCGGGTGATGGGCCCCTATGTATTTGGCTCCCAGATGATGCAGGACCCGATCGCCGACGCGGCCCAGGGCTTCCAGCGCGAGTGGCTGAAGTTCACCTCAAACATCCGGGCCGAGAAGACCTGGAACATTTATCTTTTATGTGACCCGGCCGGTGAGAAGAAGAAGACCAACGACTACACCGTGATGGCTGTGCTCGGCCTGGCTCCTGATGGTAACACCTACCTCCTCGATGGGATACGCGACCGGCTCAACCTGACCGAGCGGACCAACAAGATGTTTGAGTTCGTCGAGCGGTGGAACCCCAAGGCCGTGGGCTACGAAAAGTACGGGAAGGACTCCGACATCGAGCACATCGAATCTGAGATGGGGAACCGCAATTACCGCTTCACGATCACCCCTACAGGGGGCGCCATGCCGAAGAACGATCGCATCCGCCGCCTGGTCCCCGACTTCGAGAATGGCAAGTTCTGGCTGCCTCCGAGACTTTTGTTCCTTGACCACGAGGGCAAAATGAGGGATTTCGTAGCAGAGTTCATTAACGACGAGTACGAGGCGTTTCCAGTTGGATTACACGATGACATGTTTGATTGCTTCGCCAGGATCAAGGACATCGGAGCCTCGTTCCCGAAGGCAGTGAACAACACAGGCATCCCGGGGCTCAAGCCCAGACCCCAGGTGGCCAACAACAAATACGCAGTTCTGGGCTGAGGAGAAATATTATGTGCATGTCAGGATTAGCCAACGCAGCAGCCGCACCAATGAACGCCGTAGGCAGACTATGGGGCGACAAAGATTTAGGGGAACAGTCTCTGGGCTATAAGACGCTCAAGTCGTTCACCCCCGACGCCCCAAAACCTGGGTCGCCGCTTATTGCAGCGCCCACCATCGACCCCGTAGCCGCGCAGCAGCGCCGCTCTTCACTTGTGAAATAGGAGAATTACCATGTGCATGTCAGGCAACGTACCCAAGCCAGAAGCCCCAATCGTCCCCGAGTCCGTCAAGCGCGTAGCTGCTGACCAACGCCGGGCCGTATCAGACAACACCGACGCCGCAGCCGCTGCAGCCTCGGCCACTAATCGGACCGGCACCGGACTCACCTCCCCTGCCTCCGGCGCGAAGAAATCTTTACTGGGAAGTTAACCATGAATATCGACCCCTCCGCCGTCACGGCGATACAGCAACGCGAGCGAGAGCTCGAACTTGACCGGACGGAATTTGATCCGATCTGGCAGGACCTGCGTCAGTACCTCCTGCCCTGGCACGGACGGAACCTTCAGGGTTGCGAGTCCGACGAGGATAAGCAGGGTCGACTGAAGAATCATAAGATCCTCGACGGCACAGCCACTCGAGCCCTCGGCGTCACCGCTGCGGGAATGCAGGCCGGGATCAACTCTCCGGCCCGTCCCTGGTTTAAGCTGGGCTACGCTGACAAGGATCTCACCGAGTTCAAACCCGTGAGGGTGTGGCTCGATGGCGCCGAGCGCGTCATCCGCGACATCTACGCGAAGTCGAACGTCTACAACATGCTGCACCACACCTACCTCGAGCTCGCTGCTTTCGGTACGGCGGCATCCGCGATACGCCCGAACTTCAACACGGTGCTCCGGGCACGGCCCATGACCATCGGCGAATACTGGATTGGAGTTAACAACCAGGGCATCACCGACACGCTGCTTCGTAGGTTTAGGCTGTCCGCGCTGCAGCTGATCAACGAGTTTGGTAAAGAGAACGTGAGCTCCGCAGTGCTCTCCGCCTACAACGGTGGACGGACCGAGGAGACCTTCACGGTCAATATGTTTATCGAGCCCAACGACGACCGCATCAATTTCCCGTTCGACGGGAATAAACCCTTCCGCGTGGTCTACCACGAGAAGGCGTTTGAGTTCGGCAAGGCGCTACGCGTCACCGGCTCTGAGAAGTTTAATGTCCTGGCCCCAAGATGGCACACCGTGGGAATGATGGCGTACGGCTTCGGCCCTGGCGTCGCCACGCTGAATGACATCAAAGGACTCCAGAAGGAGTACGAGAAGAAACTCGTCGCCCAGGACAAGATGGTTGACCCGCCGCTGCGTGGCCCGTCTGCCCTGGAAGGCCAGATTGTAAACACCATGCCGGGCGGCATCACGTTCGACGATAGCGTTGCACAGGGGCAGGGACTCCAGCCGCTGTACAATGTGAACTACGACATGGGCGCCGCGCTTAACGGCATCCAGGACACCCGGGCGGCGATTCGCCAGGGGCTGTTCACGGATCTGTTTACGATGATCGCCAACACGGTCGACGTGACCAAGACGGCCACCGAGGTTGCTGCGCTGAAGGAAGAGAAGATGATGGTCCTCGGGCCGGTTCTCGACAGCGTACACAACGAGGTCCACAAGCCGCTGATTGATTCGGCGTTCCATTACGCTGAGCTCGCCGACCTGTTACCTGAACCGCCTGAAGAAATTGCAGGCATGGATATCGAAGTGGAATACATCTCCATCCTGGCCCAGGCTCAGAAGATGATCGCCACTTCAGGCATTGAGCAGCTCGCCGGATTCGTTGGCAACCTGGCACCGGTCTTCCCGGAAGCCCGATTCAAGTTCAACGCCACCGAGGCCATCGACGAATACGCCGGGGCCCTGGGAACGGCTGCCAAGGTCATCAACTCCGACGAGGAAGTCGCGGCGATGCAGCAGGCCGAGGCCCAACAGGCCCTGGCCGCAGCAGCCACGGCAGCCGACAGCGCGAAGGTGCTGAGCGAGACGGACATGGGTGGCGGCAACTCCGCCCTGGCCGCACTGACGGGAGGTTTGCCAGGTGGATAAGGCTGTCACAAATGCTTCTGAGCTGAGGGAGGCTCAGATCAACAGAAACTTTTCGCGTAAGGACAAGATCGCGACCCTCCGGTGGATCATGGATTCGCCCCTGGGTCGGGACTTTATCTGGTGGAGGCTCTCGGAAGCTAAAATTTTTAGCTCCACAATAGGCCCCCATCATGAGATGTGTCATCGCGAAGGTAAGAAGTCAATGGGGCTGCAGTTGCTCGAGCTGATTCAAAGCGACAAGGTTTGTCGGGAGAAGTTCAACAACATGCAGGATGAA